GGGGCGGGTCGGTCAGAATATGTGGTCGATAACAGTCGTCGATACTCCGGTTGGTTGGAGAATCGCACCCGATGAATTAACAGAGAAGCCGTGGATGATGGATATTGCCACACACCCTCAAGACATAATCAAGATGTTCGAGTCACTCGGCTTCACAGTCGAGAAGCACTCGGTCAGAGTTCTCAACCCGGACCACGACAACCCTCAGATGTGGAACATCGACTATGACCCCGGCGCTGATTCTAACGCTGTTCGTCTAATCCTTGAGAGATAGAATTATTGATAAACCAAAACACTTAAGAGGGTGGGGACTCGACTCTCGGTTTGGTGAGGACCATGCCATCAATCAACAGCGCAACAGCCAAAGAAGCATTAAACGACAATTTTCAGAATTACATTTTAGCCCATGGGGCTAAGGGGGTGAGGAAGAGCGTCATCGAGAAGGAGTTCTTCGGCGCTATGATTTCTCACGCAGAATGGATAAAGGTCACTTATTGGCTGACTCGGCTGGGATATAGTGTCCGAAATAAGTTCTATTGGGTTCACCCGCACTACACTCTCGGATTCGCACCGAAGCCCATCAAGAAATTAGATTGGCAAAAGAGCGAAGTTCCCGGACCAATCGCACAGGCGTCAGAAGCAAAGAAGTCGAACAGTCTCGTCTCGAAGACAATCGAACTCGGCGAAGAGCGAAGAGAAGAACTACTTCGACAGATAGCCGAACCTCTCGGCGATGTTCAAAACACAGTTAGAATAGTCGTGCCTCGTGGCATTAAAGTGCTGGTTGAGTATGAGTGATAGAGAAATTCCGGAGTCAATGTTGGAGCCCGATATAGGTCAGACGAACGACGAGAAAAAGATGAGGATGCTGGACGAGATTTCCATGGGTCCGATTCGGGAATTCGATTTACACAGTAATGACCTAATCACATTTCTCACGATACACGGGAACGAACCCTTCATCGTTAAGAGGGTGGGCGAGGTAATTCAGATATGGACGATAGACTCTCATTCAGCAGACCGCTGAGGCCCGAGCATCTGATACGAGTTCGAGAACTGTATCGGTATCTTCGTTCAACAGAACAGAATAACTTCGGCGGACTGCCAATTGGAACATCATGGATGCGTATGCGTTATCTCGCTGATGAGACGCTCTATACTTTGGCGACCGCAACCCAAGGTGATATTCCGACTCTCGCAATTCATCCGAGAGCATTCGAGTGGAACCAGCCGGTCCTTCTTCTCGGACTCGTTCGTCACGAACTCATTCACTTTGTCCTCGGTCCGGAGGCTGGACACGGTAGCCTATTCCGCTCGATAGAAGAAGGATGGGAGAGGTTCGAAGATTACAAACACCAACGAGCCAAGTTCGTCCGGGCTCTCGAGGTCTCCGCTCGAAATGATGGTCGATTGCACAGATACGAATGTCGAAATTGCACGAAAATTCTTCTGCGAGATAGGCCGTTGAAGCCCGAAAGTGCCTGCGATGAGTGTTGTCAAAAATTTAATAACGGTGTTTGGTCAGAATCCTATACATTGATAAAGGTGGTCGAACCGCCCATTGATACAAGCGAGGGGGCAATATCCCCTCCGGATGGTGATACGACCAATGGCAAAGATAGCGAAGAACGAATTGAAGAGAATGACTAAGGCAAAAGTGGCTGACCTGTTCATGGAGAACGGTTGCTCTATCGACACGATGGAGGCTGGTTCTGTGAAATACGAGGCCATAGCACTCGCTGGCTCCGACCAGCGCATAGGTGCGATATACGGTTCCCGTGGTGGAGCCTGCGCTCTATGGCTCAAGGACGAAGCATGGAAGAGGGTCAAGGGCGAACTCGACCCGGAGCAAACCAAGGTTGTCGATGTCAAGATGTTCGGCAGAGGGTTCCAATGGGCCATTCACTTCAACGGTCCCGATGACCCAGCAATTGAACCAACCGTCAAGGCGGCGGTCGATGCAGGCAACGCCCGGTGGACTCGAACTCAGACCCGCAGGGCGACCGAAGAGCGCCGGGCTCGTGAGCGTGTCATTCGTGAGGCTAAGATGGCCGAGCAAAGACAGGACCCATGGGCTTGACACAGGTTCAACCGGACACACAGGTTCAACCGGTCTCAATAATTGAGAATATCAATAGAAGTCCTTATAAGGGTGGGCCTACTCGGTTATATTGATGACAGAACTTATTGAGAGCATTAGGGTGCTACGCACGAAAATTAAGGATATGAACCCGAAGTCGAAGAACTTCGCACAATCTCTGCTAAACCAATACGACGCCAAGGGTGGCCTTTCACCAAAACAGGAGTATTGGGTTCACAAACTCGCAGGGACAGAGGGCGACAAGAGAACGAAGGTTCACGAGAAGACCGCACAGGTAATTGAACTCGAGACATACGGGCCATTCTTAGTCAAGGAGTCCTCGAGAGAGTTCGCCTCAGACCTCGTCAAGAGATGGGCGTCCCGTGGAAACTTCTCTCCAAAACAGCAGTATTGGGTCAATGTCCTAATTGAGAAGGGTAAGGCCGAGTGGCTGAACCACCCATCCGACACAACCTTCTCCGACTACGACGCGGTTGTCGAACTCGTGGCGAGGGCTGGTGACACCGGAACCAAGGCTCTGAAAGAACCACGCATTACTCTATGGGCGACCGCACCCGACGGCCACACCCGTGAGGTATGGGTCCGCACACCCGGAACAAAGAGAAAGTCCGACAGGGACATTCCCTCAGATTTGCTCGTTGTTGAAATTATTCACAGGGCTCAGAAGCACGCTTCCGTGAACCACAAGGGACACGAGACGACTCGTGGCAACCCAGCCGAGAAGGAGGTCGCTGGCTACATCAGCGTAGTCACCAACGAATTCACACCATCCAACAGGACCGTCATGGACCAGCATTGGGTCGTTGATATGCTCGAGGACTTCAAGACAGACCCAATTGAGAAGATGGCTGAGATGGGCCGACTCGCTGGCCGATGTTGCTTCTGCAACAAGCAGTTAGAGGACGAGCGCTCCACCGCTCACGGGTATGGGCCTGTGTGCGCTAAGAACTACAGGCTACCATGGTCGAAGGGAACTGCCATTGAGATTATTGAAGTGGTCGAACAGAAGGTCAATTTGAAGGCCGTCGAACTGACCCCGGGCTCATGGGCCGTGGTGGATTTGGACACTAACACAATCATGTTCACCTGCGACTCGTATGAGGATGCACAACGCTCTATGGACGAATGGTCTAAAGTCGAGCGTGTTCCGTCCTCGTCTCAATGAGCGAGGCTCTGACTGCACAACAGGCCAAGGAGATAGCACTCTATCCCGACCGTTGGGCTCAGTATTTCCGCACGATAAACGGGCAACCGTTTTCATTGGCGGCTCGACCATATCTGATTGACATTTATCGGAACTTCCGACCCGATGTTAAGAATGACAAAGCGAAGATTATCGTCTTGAAGTGTAGCCGTAAGGTCGAGAAGACAGAGACCATCTGCAACATTCTGATGTATGGGTTGCTGAACATTCCATACTTCAACGCCGTCTATACGGCTCCACGCCAACCGCAGGTCAGCAGGTTCGTTGAAGAGAGATTCAACGGGGCACTCATGTCGTCCGTGAACAATGGATGCCTCATGCGCTCACGGGTGAAGACCTCGGTCAGCCATCAGACATTCGATGTTGGAGGCAGGTCTCTGAACCACTTCTATGCCTACTCGAATTGGGGGGACGCCCATGCCCTGCTCGGGGTCGAAGCGGATTTGTGTTGCATCGACGAATATCAAGACTCGGGCGGGGACATTCTTCCTATGTTGATTGAGATGCTGGCCCTTTCAGAATACAAGTGGGTCGTCGTCTCGGGAACCGCTCGTGAGCAAGGTTCTGAGTTTTGGAAATTATGGGAGAAGACCACGAAGGGAGAATGGGACGGAACGAAATGGGTTCACGGTGAGGGCGACCTCATCGGCTACCACATCTCACAGGAGATGCACCCGGACATAACCGAGGCTGACATTCAACAGAAGAAGGAGACCTACACACCCCGCCGATTTTCCAACGAAGTTCTCGGTGAATTTTTCGCTGGTGCAACAAAACCGCTCACCTACAGCGAAGCCGTGGCGATTATCGACGCCGATAGGGGCGTGACAAATGCAGTATCGCCGCCCGGAAACTCGGTGATGGGAATTGATTGGGGTCGGGAGACAACGGTCGTCGTGATGAATCCGGAAAATGGAGAGATTCTGAATGCGATGAAAGTCGATTCCCGGGATGAGGAAGATGAGGTCGAGGTCATCAAGGAGATGATTCTCAGATATAACGCAACGCAGGTCGTTTGCGATATTGGCTACGGAGCCCGACAGGTCCGTGAACTACAGAATGAATTCGGGGAACGAGTGAAGTCGTGCTACTATTCATCTCGGCCCCTCACACCATACGAATACAAGCGCAGGGACAACAACAGGAACCTCATTTACATGGTGGTGGTGGATAGGACAACATACATCGAACAGACGCTTGAGGCTATCAAGCAGGGCGAGCATTCGCTACCGTGGAAGAACGACTCCCTCTCGTGGGTCCTCGATGAGTTCTGTGCTTTGAATTCGTCAGAAGAGACAGATATGAACTCAAACCGCCCCATTCGAGGGCAACAATTGACCAAATATGGAAGGGACGGAGACGACCACGCTCTCCACGCTCTCATCTATGCAAGAATCGCCGCTGACTTTGCTGACGAGGGTGAAGGGTTTGAGATACGCACCTTTGGGGCTTGAAGCACTTCCGTGATAAACCCCCACCTCAAGCGGTTCAAGTATGAGCAAGGGTGCATCGGACAGGGCGTTCAATAATTATCTCATGCTGTTCGTAGCGGTCCCGCTCGTTCTCGCATGGCTGACATTCGCCTGTTATGTGATATACATGGGAATCAATGATGACTCGGGGACGGTCTCTCAAGACCTCGACTTCTATGTCTCGTTGATTGCGATAATCGGAGGCCCAGCGCTTCTGTTTATCAATTCGATATTGGAGACATGGAAAGCAGAGCAGGTAGCGGAACTGAATGTTCTTCCATCTCGTCTCGAACTCGACATCGAGAAGGCAAGGGCAGAGTCCGGACACGCTATGGAATTAGCAAAGGCCGAAATGACTCACCGACAGATGTTGGAAGAGAGAGCGCAGGCTCATGCACATGGTAATGAAATGCCAAAGGTCCCTGCAAAGAAGGGCGGTAAGTGATATTAACCATAAAGTGAGGGGGGCTAAATCATGGAAATTTTAGGTGTTGGTCTCGAACTATGGATAGCACTCGGAACAGCCCTCGCCGCTGGTGCGGTTTGGGGACTTAGGAAATACGCTCAGATGTCGGCTGATGGCAAGATAAGCCTCAGCGAAGTTCTTGACGCTGTCGAAGAAGCCGAAGAGAAGGTGAAGGAAATCAAGGAAGCGGCAGAAGCCGTGGAGGATGAACTCGACCCGGAAGTCAAAAGCGACCTCGAGGAAGTTAAGGACAAAGTCGCTGACGCCATTGACGATGCAAAGGATAAGGTCAAGGCGGGCTTGAAGTGAGCGATGTCCTCGATGAGATAAGACTCATTCGACAGGAAATGGCTACACTCCGAGATAACCATCTTCACCATATCGAGAAGGATATTTCAAAGATGCAAACTGACATCGCCGTGATGAACGAGAAGGTCGGTCAGTTAGAGGCATTCAATGAAGATGTCAAAGACTTCATTCGTGGATATGTGCAAAAGGCAGTCTCCGTCATGGTGGCCGCTCTTATGGCGTCATTGGGCGTTGCCTCCCAAATGTAATCATCCAATAGGCTGAATAACCAACCCGGGTTCTCAATATAACAATGGCCGAAAGGAATAGAGGCATTCTTGACCGCTTGCTTAGGAGGCGAGCGGACCCTGCTGATGTTCAGAGGCTCAACGATGTCGTCAATCGTTCTCTCGATTGGGACGGCAAGGACCTCGCCTCTCTATCAAAGATACAGGCACAAACGAGCGGGTATCAGAAGAAGCAGGGTGCGGCGACTCCCGTCGATTATTCTCTGCTCCGAACTATCGCCAACAAATCGGAAGTCGTGAATGCGATTCTCCGAAGGGCCGTCGATGACACTCTATCGAACGGCTATCATTTCAAACTCGCTGATGGGAAGGAGGAAGGTGAAGCCTCTCAATTAGAGAAGGCTCGTGCTTTCTTCAAGCGCCCGAACCCGGATGACATGGGCGACGAATGGTTGGAGACCATGCTCTTCGATTTGATTCTGTTCGGCGACGCATATCTCGAACTCGATGGAACCGAAGACCGAAGTGGTGGAGACAATGATGAGGAATGGAATTTCGGTGGAGAACTCAGAGCGATATGGCCTATCGAGGCTGATACCGTCAAGATAGTTCCCGGTCCGCAATTACCAGCGCCGCCAAACATGGCTTATGTTCAGACAATCAACAAGAAAGTCCGGAAGTTCAGTCGAGACAAAGTTCTCCATATTGCGAAGTTCAAGCAGGGTCGAGGATATGGGTCAAGCCCACTCATCCCCCTTCTCGAAGTTATCACAGGTCAATTGAACCTCTCGAATTATCTCAACGCACTTTACACAGGAACTCTCCCGAAGACGATTCTGAATGTCGGTGACATTTCCAACGCTGAGATGAAAGCGATGCTCGGTCTCATCGAGCAACAATTGTCCGGCGGTCAATCTCCGTTCGGCCTTATCGCAATCAACGGCGGTTCCGGATTCAATATGCACAGGCTCATTGATTCCACTCGAGAAGGCGCTCAGTTAGACCTGCTCTATTACTACAGGGAAGAGATATGCGCTGTGTTCGGTATTCCACCGATGAAGTTAGGATGGGTTCAGACCGGGAAGTTAGCAAACCCGGAGCAACAGTTAGACGCATGGTATGATGTGGTCGAGGGCTACCATCACAGAGTATCATCCGTAATCAACAACAACATTCTCCCCCTACTCGGGATTGAAGATTGGGTTTTCGAATTCATCAGCATTCGACCAAAGCAAGACCAAGTGAGAGCCGAGACATTCAATTCGAATGCGAATGCAATCTCCACTCTCCGTCAAGAATCAACAATCAGTATCAACGAGGCGAGAAGCGTTCTCGGTCTTGAGCGTCTTGACATCAACGAAGCCGACAATCCATTCTTCATCTCACCCAAACTGCAAATCAACCAGCCCGGTGCGCTCGATGATTCCGATGTTCCGGATGATGATGCGTCAGAAGATGACGACGAATCGAGTTCGAATTTGCCGGAGGAACTGAATTTACTCGACCTATTCCCCTCGATAGCCCCGCCCGCTGGCACAGGAGAAGCCGCTGGCGAATCTCCGTGGTTCATCGAGGAATTCGAGGTTGATATTTCTGAGGAAGATTTCTTAACAATCGCAAGTAAGCGTGTTGAGAAGCAAACCGAGTTCGAGGATT